CTGCAAATGACCGGCTTCTAACTCACAGCGATGGGCAGATTGAATTCAACTCATTCTTCAACGATGCGGCATTAGCTGAACACGCAGCACTCTCAGGGCTACCAACAACTGACCGCATTGCTACATACACGACCGGCAGCACGCTCGGCGACCCTGCATGTGGCTTAGTTGGTAAACAAATCAACTACGACGGTAGCCGTACAGCAGACGGCGGGTTAAACTTCTCGGTGTCCTTTCAAGGCAACGGTATCCCGCTTGAATGGGGTAACAGTTACACCGCTGGCAAGGTCACGCACTCCAGCGCAACCAACGTGACTTCTATCGACTTGGGCGCAACTTCAACGACTGCTGGCGCGCAAGCATATTTGCAAGTGTTCAGCCTTTCGTCAGGTAACGCAGTTGTGAAGGTTCAAGACTCAGCGGACAACTCTAGCTTCGCTGACCAAATAACATTCACTTCAACTACTGGACAAACAGCCGAACGCATAGCAGACACAGGCACGTATCGCAGATACATCAGGGTAGCTTCAACTGGAACATTCTCAAACCTTGTTTTCTCGGTTATCGTCAGGCGTGGAAATGCTTCAGACATATAGAGCAACAGCACCAAAGGCAACTCATACCAAGTCAGCAACCTGCAAAGAGGTTGATTGCTATGAGTACCTGACTGGCTGGAAAACGATGCTGCCGCATGACCATGAATATCTCGGCTGGATACGCCATGAATCAGGATTGAGGTTTACGGAGAGCCAAGAAGCTGGGCTGGTTACATTCCTATTCGCGCCGGGTCAGGAATGTTTTTTACGCAATAAACATCGAATCGCTTTGAATCGCACCCACATATATTCCGTTAGTAACGGGCGAGGGTTCTCACGTCGGGAGCCTGACCAATGGGTCGATGAAATGGGCGAACAACTTCATAAGTTGGAAGGCTAAATAATATGGCAAAAGAATCTGGACTAGGAATGACACTAGCCATTGACGATTCTGCCGGTTCCGCAAGAACAATCTCGAATGACGTAACGAACTTCGATTTTGCAATTCCGAGAGCCACGCAGGACGTTACTGGACTAGATAAATCAGCGAACGAGCGACTGTTGTTGCTTGCGGATTTCTCTATTGGTGTTTCTGGCATCTTCAATGATGCGAGCAATATGTCCCACGATGTATTCAAAACCGTTAGCAGCACCTCAGTTGCAAGAACTGTGACAATCACCGTTAGTGGGCAATCGCTCCCGAACGAGTGTTTCTTCACTGACTATGCTTTGAGTCGTGGTGCTGGTGGTGAATTGACGTACTCGGCTCCCGGTGTATTGACCGGCGGCGTTGTACCTACTTGGGCTTAGATTAGGAGCAGAGAGGAACTCATGCCTACTAAAAAATTCAAACTCAGCAAAGCAAAACGAGTCGCAAACATTTCGTTTGAAGGAACCGACTACGATGGTCTTGAAGTGCGTTGCAGTCTGGATTTACCGCTAAAAACGGTATTAGAAATTCAGACTCTAACGGAATCAGAATATGATGCTGAGTCAATAGAAGCGAACACGATTTGGTGCGATAAAATTCTGGAATCGTGGAACCTAACAGACGATGAGGGAAATGACATACCGGCGAACAGCGAAAGCGCGCTGGCGGTCGCACCTGCAAGACTGCTCGCTACTTTAATATCGAAGTGGTCAGAACTTGTAACAGAGCCGTCAGCAAATTTATCGAAGCCGCAGAACGATACTCCCATCTTGGAGACACTGGCGAACAGCAGCCAACAGAACTGACACAAGCGTTGATGATTGACGCACTTTGCCAGCGATATAGTTGTTTGCCGTCACAGTTGCTCAACGAAGATGCTTCGATTCTGCGGATAATCAAGTTAGTACAGGTAGCAGAGAACAATGGCTAACGAAGTTAAGATACAGATTACGGCGAACGACCTTGCATCGGGCAAGGTTTCCAAGCTGCGTCGGGGCATTAGTGGAGTCAACTCTACTATCGAAAAGAACCGACGCGGTATGCTCGCTGCTGGCGCAGCTTCAATAGCGTTTGGCACGATGGCTGTCCGCGCTGCTGCTGACTTCGACAAGGGCATGAGAGAGGTCAATACTCTCATAAACTTTTCCAATGCCGAGCTAGACTTGCTCGGCGGTGAAGTTCGAAAACTATCTAAAGAATTTGGTATCAATGCGGTAGACGCAACGAAAGCGTTGTACTCAGCTATCTCAGCAGGGCAAGAGCCAGCCGATGCCATTAAGTTCTTAGGCGTTGCTGCTAAGACTTCAATCGGTGGCGTGACCGACTTAGAAACCGCTGTTGATGGTTTGACTTCAATCGTCAATGCTTACGGAATGAAATCGTCGGAAACCCAAGCCGTTGCGGACATTATGTTTGAGACAATGCGCCGTGGTAAAACGACCATAGGTGAACTGTCCGACTTCTTCTTCCAAGCAGCACCAGTATCCTCTGCTCTTGGCGTTACATTTGAAGAACTATCTGCTGCCATAACAACGCTCACTCTGTCCGGTACTCCTACCAGAGTTGCTATGACTCAAATACGGTCTGCGATGGTGTCACTCGCAAAACCGACTAAGGAAATGGAAGGGTTATTTGAGGCGGTTGGCTTTGAGTCAGGGCTGGCAGCAATGAAGTCCGAAGGGCTTGTAGGCGCGCTTAATAAATTACAAGACGAGAGCGGTGCGACCGAAGTAGAGTTTATAAAAGCAGTCGGCTCAATAGAGTCGTTGGCAGCGGTTATGGGGCTGACTGGTAAAAATACTCCGGCATTTTTGGACAGCATGGCAGCGATGGAAGATGCCGCTGGTAATGTTGATAACGCTTATGCGATTATGGCTGAGAGTACGAGCCAAAGTTTCGCAATAATGACCGCTTCGATGCAAGATGCCAAGATTGAAATTGGTGAGAACCTTGCACCAGCATTGGAAGAAGCTGCGGCAGCGGCTACCAAAGCTTCCGAGGCTATTGCTTTAGTACCAGCAGCGGCAACCACGGGAGTTTTGGCAATAGGAGCCGGTGGTGGTCTTATTGCCATTATCCAGCTTTTAGCAAGTAAATATAAGGGTCTAGGAACTCAAATAATAAGGGTTACTAGAGCCTTCCCTGCTTTTTGGGCGGCAACAGCTTCAGCGTCATTTGCACCACTCATACTTGGTGCTGGTCTATTTACTGGCGCAATCGCTCTTATGTGGCATGGAATGAATCAGGTAAGTAAGACTGCTGACAAGTTTGAAGAAAGCCTTCACGGTATTGACGGCGAGTTGAAAACTATTGCAGAGCAGGAAAAGTATTTTGCTATCGAAAACGCATTGATTGATATTGAAAATCAAATTGGTGCGATGAGTTTCAAAAGCATCAAATCGTTCCATGCCATTAGCAAGTCTATTGACGGTTTCCTAACCGACTCTTATTTGTCTCTTGACGCAACTGTTGAAGAAGTAACTGGCAACATTATTGACGAGACTGAAAGTATGGCAGCAGTAATCGCTGCTCAAAACGCCGCTGGCTTAGAAGATGCTAAAACATACGGTGAAAATATCGTGGCTGCTTCCGACTCTCGTTATGCGGCATTAAAGAAACAGCGTTGGCAAGACGTAAAAGATGAGAAAGATGCAGCGTCAGCATCGGTAAAAGCAGCAGACGAAGAAGCCGAAGAAAAGGAACAGATACGACGGCGAACCTTTGACCAAAATGTTGCAGCACTACACCGAAAACTAGCAGAAGAAATGAAGGTAGCAGACCTCGCACGACAGGCAAACGAAGCATTAGAAAATGAGAACAAAGCGGCATTTGCTAGTTTGTTCCAATCGGTAATGAATCTACCTTCCGTTATTTCATCAAATATCAATCAAGGGCGCGGGTTCGGCGACGATATGCTTGGACAGGGAACGGGTAAAGATATTTTCTCTCAGATGGGTGCAAACGCAATGATTGTACCGGGATTTGAAAGCGGAAATGCTGTCACAAAAAGCATCACCGGGCAGTTCGGTTTTGTTGCTCCAACCAAAGGTTTAGGCTTCGGCTCAAAAAACTCTGTTTCTGGCGGGAACATAAATATGGAAGAAAGATTCAAGACGTTCATTTCAGATACGATTGCTCTTAATCGACAAATGGGCAACATGAATCCGATTATCATAAATGGCGACGTATATGGCATAGACGATTTGGTGACAAAGATTGCTGATGCAAACACCCAAGCCGTACAGTTGGGAATGAACTAATGGGTGCAGGAAATACAAGCTATCCCGGTGCATTAGACACCACCACAAATCTGCCAATCGCATCGGCGTTGGTATCAACAGAACTCGACGGTGACGGTAACGCAAACAAGGTTCACTCAAACCTACATGGCGTTCTGTCTGAAGCTGCTGTCGCCATAGAAGCCAAGATAGGCACAGGCGCAAGCACTCCGGTAGCCAATAGAGTCCTCAGAGGCAGCGGCACAGGCACTTCAGCATGGGCGCAGGTCGCTCTAGCCACTGACGTATCTGGAACGCTTCCTTTGGCGAACGGTGGAACTGCTGCGACTTCTGCAAGCGGGGCGAGAACTGCGCTTGGTCTTGGAACTGCTGCGGTTGCTGCGACAGGTATATCCAACACCAATGTTCCGGTCTTTACTTCTGGCGTTGCTGACGATGATTTCTTGCGGGTTGCTGGAACAAATGTCGAAGGCAGAAGCGCAGCGGAAGTTCTCAGCGATATCGGTGCAGGTGCGGTCGCTGGGTCTGGTTCTATTGTTACAACAGGCGCGCTGAACTCAGGGTCGATTACTTCTGGCTTTACTTCGATTGATGTAGGTGCGGGGGCAATCACCACAACAGGTGCGCTGTCAATTGCATCTATGGGAACGAACTGGACTAACGCAGGGCGCACCGTTGCCGATATGGGCATTGTTACGACCATCGACATAAACGGTGGAACAATCAACGGAATCACTGACCTTGTTGTTGCCGATGGTGGAACAGGAGCATCGTCGCTAACTGACCACGGAGTTGTGCTGGGTTCTGGAACTGCTGCGGTATCTGTTACAGATGCGGGAACTTCGGGGCAGGTTCTAACCTCTGGTGGCTCTGGTGCTGACCCTGACTGGGCTAACGCTAGTAGTGGTGGAGGAATTACAGAGGCAGATGTGTTTACGCTGGCAACTGGATTACAGGGCGACGCAAACCCGATTACCGCAAATATGGTACGCGTAGCAAACGCAGGGTTTTCGAAAATCGGCACTGGAATTTCCGCATCAGGCGGCGTGTTCTCATTCCCTTCAACCGGCATTTACGAAGTGACGTACCACTGTGCGTGGTGGGTTCCTAACGGCGAGACTGCTGACCCGTCAGTGACAGGTGCGATTGAAGTAACACTTAACAATTCCTCATATGCAACTGTTGTAAATATCACCACGCACACAAGCGCACATAATCAATACGCCCAAGCAATGGGAACAACCCACGTTGACGTTACAAATGTTTCCAATGTGAAATTCCGAGTTACATCACGATGCAGCGGCACAATTGAAACAATCGGCGGCGGCGGCGGTAGTGGGGCAAGTTATGTTTGGGTACGAGTCGTGAGATTAGGAGACACTTAAAAATGGACTATGCTACTGGTCGAGCCAATCACATCGAAGATATCCTTATTCGGCTGCATACGGGGCAGTGGTTCGGCTGGTCAGACCATACAAACAAGGTTTATGCCAATCTTGAAATATATGAATGGCTGGGAGTAACCCATAATAAGCCATCAGAAGCCTCGCTTATTCAAGGTTTATCCGATGCACAAGCGGCACATGCCGCTGCTGATTACAGTCGCAAACGTGCTGCTGAGTACCCAAGCATCGCTGACCAGTTAGATATGCAATACCATGACGGTGTGAACAGCACGACCACATGGGCTGCTGCAATCGCAGCAGTCAAGACTAAGTACGCAAAGCCGTAGAGGAAAACATGGAAGAATCAGCCGAACAAAATATCCTTATAACCTTGCAAGATGTTGACGTGGTGCGACAGGTAAATCCTGATTTTAACCAGTTGTTATTCGCTGCTGCAATATCTCGTATGAGAGCAGAGAACACTCAGCGAATCGAAGCTGAAGCGATTGACTAATGGCACTTTATGACGCAGGGCGTGATTATGATGTAGCACTCGCATGGGACGGTGTTCCTCTAGGATTTGCGCGTTACATTGTTCGCGTTGATTGGAACAACGACGGAGATTTCCTCGATACCTACGACCAGATAACAGACGATGTTCTGGAAATCACTTGCAAGCAGGGGCGGGCATTTGCTTCGCAGCTTACGGGCAAGGCTGTCGCTGGCACTCTTGAAGTAAAACTGAAAAACAACACAGGCAAATATTCGCCGTTCAATACCAGCAGCGTTCTGACCGGCAATCTGTTTCCGAACCGTCGCATCGAAGTAGCTGCGTACCTTCCAACCGAGACAACAATCTGGTCGGGCTACATTGAGAATATTCAACCGACAGTAACCAAAGGTGCATACACTTCAGCAAGTATTAAGGCACTCGGTATATTCAAGAAATTCGCCACGACCGATGCACGCGTAACCATGCAGACTTCTAGGGCTACTGGTGCAGCCATAGGCGACGTTCTCGACGCTGTTAGTTGGTCAGGCTCACTCCGTAGTATCGACACCGGACAGACCACGATGACGAGATTCTTCGGTAGCGGTAAAGCACTCGACCTAATGCGACAAGTTGAATCAACTGAGTCGGGCTTCTTGCGCGAAACCAAAGACGGCAAGGTGGCATTTGAGGATAGATACCACCGGCTGAATACAGCAGCTTCCACAACGTCACAAGCGACGTTCGCAGACGATGGAACTGGTTTTAGTTACATGGCTATCCAGCAGCAAGATGCGATGAGCCTTTTATACAACGAGTTCTTGTGTCCGGTATCCACTTATGCGACTGGCAGCGTGACGACATTATGGACACACCCACTTGCTGATACTGCTGGCAACGCTCCGACATTAGCAGCCGGTGAAGTGATAACAATTCTTGCTGAGTACCCGAACCCTGATACGGCGAACGGTGCTGTTGCGGTGAACGCTTGGACAACTCCAGCGGCGACAACGGATTATCTTGCGAACGCTGCGACCGGCGGCGGGGGAACCAACTACACATCGAGCCTCGGCATATCCACGGTCAAGTCTGCAAACAACATGCAGATTCAAGTTACGAACAACGCAGCGGTGACGGTACACCTGACCAAGTTCCAAGCAAGAGGGACGGCGGTGACTGTATCGAATCCTGCAACAGTATTGGCGAGCGACTCAGCAAGTCAGACTGCTTATGGAGTACGTTCGTACCCACGCGCAAGTGAAGCGAAATGGGTTCCAACTCAGCAGGAAGCAAAGTCATGGTCATTGCAGAATCTTGGTTCCCATAAGCAGCCCACTCCAGTCATTCAGATTTCATATTCAGCAAACCAGAGCGGAGCAGTTCTGACGAAGGCGTTGGAACTTGATGTATCTGACAGGGTAACGGTCAAGGCATCGGCAAATGCTAAACTTGGATTAGACCGAGACTTCTATATCGAATCAATAACCCACCAGATAAAGCCGGGTGGAGCGCACCAGACCAGTTACTCGTTGAGCGACACGGCTGGCTTCGCTGGCTTTTGGGTTCTTGGAACTTCGGCACTCGGACGAGATACAAGGTTGACGTACTAATGGCATTTACAACACCGCAGTCATATGAGACAGGCGACCTCATCGACGCTGCAATTCTCAACGCTCAACTCAAAGGCAACCTCGACGTTCTCGGCGCACACGCGCACACCGGGGCTGCTGGCAACGGAGCGGCTGCGCTCGGCGCATTGAACACGCTTACCGAGGCAAGTATCTCTGCGCCTTCTTCACCGGATTCTGGAAGCATTATTCTGTGGGTTGATGGAACGACTTTGAAGGTCAAGAACTCAGCGGGAACAGTGTTAGCAATTAGCCTACAAGGACACACACACTAATGGCATGGACAACTCCTAAAACTTGGGCTGACGGTGACATTCCTGACGCTGACGATTTGAACACCCATATCAAAGCGAACCTAGATGTTCTTTCAACTCATGCACATAGCGGTGCTGCTGGTGATGGTTCTGCGGCATTGGCTCCGATTACGACAGTTACGTTCGTCAATCAAGGCAGCACTCCGTCAGCTCCCGGCTCGTCGAAAGTAAATGTATTCAGCGAATCCGAAACGCTAAAAGTTCGGCAAGGTGCTTCCGGTGCTGCAATTGCAATATCATTAGCAAATCACACGCACACGATTGCGGAAGGTACGCTCAACACCACGGAAAATTACCCGAACGAGGCAACGGGCAACGATACATATGAGCAACTGGCGACAAATACATTCACGCCACAAGGTGCTAAACACGTCACGGTGCATACTGCGGCTTATGCCACTTCGGTCGCTGGGTCATTGTCTGGAACCGGCTACCTTCGGCTTTTGAAGGCAGGGGTTCAGACAGCAGTACGGTCGAAAAGCATTGGAACAGGCGGCACTTATGGGTTTGTCGTAACAGACGTTTACATTGAACCGGCTGCTTCATCAACGGCATTTACTGTTGAGGGTAAAACTGACGCAGGTGGAACGGCTTTTACTTTCATCGGCGGCGGTCAAAGCGTACAGGAAATTCGATGCGAATAAGAACTGAAGTTCCTGTTGAGGGGCGAATAACAAAATATAAAAACCCGTTAGCAATTGAAGGTGTAAAAGTTGGCACGATGGACATGGAGCATTTTGAGTTCATTTACGGTGCTTGTGGCGTTTCGACGGTTATGTGCCGCACCGATTATGAACCTGCCGAAGATGGAACATTGCGGGCGTTCTTGACGTTCGATGCAGATACCCCGGCAGAGCAGGAAATTCTCGATGTTTGGGCGGCGCAAATTGACTTAGATGATGTGCCGACTATGCGTGCGAAATTCGATGCTGCCCCGATGCTACAAAAGGACGGTGTGGACTACAAGCCTGACGCTATTGGAACCCTTATGGCAGACGATACAGTCGAAGCGAAGCAAGCAATAATCACCGCGTCCGAGGCTCAATGATGTACGAATACGCAGCCAAGCTGGTTCGGATAATTGACGGCGATACTTTTGTTGCAGAGTTGGACTTAGGGTTCAATACGGTACGCAAGGAAACCGTCCGCATGTCGGGCATAAACACGCCTGAGAGCCGCACACGCGACCTTGACGAGAAACGGCATGGCTTGGCAGCAAAGAAGTTCCTCGGTGCGCTGCTGGTGGGAACCGAAAAGCTAGTTATCACAGTGAAAGACATTGGTAAGTTTGGTCGTGCGCTTGGAATCGTTTATGCTGACGGCGTAAATATAAATTTTGAGTTGATAGATAAGGGTTATGCGTATCCTTACACCGGCGAAAAGAAAATGGACTATCAAGAAATGCTGGTTCGGTACGCAGCGATGAACGATGTATACAAGAAACTGGAAAAAGAAACACAGTGAAATGCTCCACAAATTCTTCAAGGTTCTTCTCTGGATTCCGCTGTTAGTCCTTCGCGCATTGCGGCAACTTTGCTACGGCATAGCGGCGACACCAGCAGCGGTCGGGCGTTCACCTGTGCAGTTGTATTACAAGGCGGCTGTGTGGCGTGACTGGCTGCTTGCAAAGATAGATTACCTGCAAGGCGAGTCGGACAAATGGCGCAGGACATTCAACACGCTGAAGGCTCCGTACTCAATCCTGCGGTCAATGGGGCTTAGTCCACAAATGGCAGTCGGCTTGTTGGCGGTAGGTTCAACTGCTGCGACTGGTGCGGTTGCTGTTGAGGCTATGAAGCCGCCTTCATTCGCTGCTGGCGACCCCGGCATTTATAACGCACCAACCGACTCGCCCGTTTTTAGTGCCGCAGAGTTCAATACGTTGCGCCTAGACTTAGGCACAACACCGATTGGCTTAGTCAAAATCGAGGACATTACGTTAGGGACTGCGTACACTAACTCGGCTCTACCATCAGGCGAAACTAAGCCAGTTATCATTGGTGGTTTGCCAACGGTTGCTGACCCTGCTTTTGCTGAGACATTTCTTGAAGTCGGACACATGACTGTTGACCGCTGGCGATGCGATACTTTGACTCTAACGAACATCGAGGCGCACAACCTTATCGTCAAGGACAACGCTAGTGATGGTCAATCAATCTCTGCGGTTGCCGGTACGCCTAGAGATAGGGCAATCTCAGGCGGTAACAGAGCGGACGACATGCTGACATCTGGTGGCTACTATGACCAACTCAAAATCACAGCAGCAACCACAAACGTAAACGGAAAGATTGACCGGCTCATACTCAGCAACCTGTGGACGAAGGGTGGAGCATGTGTTCTGGATAGAATCAAAGCTGGCACTCTGGAAATAATTCTGAACGAGGTCGGTCTTGGGAATGGTTTCGCAACTAAAGAATTTACCATCGCCACCAGCGTCGTCTACAAGACCTTTGTAAACGAGGACAATATTGAAGTATCCATTTCTTCACCAGCAGCCGCAGCAAGTCCTAGCTAATGATCGACTATTGGCGATGGACAGCCCTCATCGTATATCTGGTGATTTGCATATACGACTTCATGGTAGTGCCTATCTATTATGGATTTGCAAGGATGGGGCTGGACTTAGCTGATTACATGGGGCATATACAGGCGATAGACGACCCAATGGTGCAAATGGAATACTTAAAGAAGTTAGTCAGTCAGCATGACCCGTTCACACTTCAAGGAGGCGGGCTGTTCCATCTGGCTTTCGGAGCGTTACTGACCGGCTCTGCGCTAGGTAAGAAAAGCAAATAGCAAATGGACATTTCGACTGAAACTTTATTCCATATTTATCTAGTCATGCTGGGCGCAATTCTTGCACTCGCTGGTGTGTGGCTAATTACGAAGGTGATCTAATGAAATCAATACTTGACG